AATAACACCTGAAACACTTATTACGTTTACACCTAACTCTGAGTTTGAGTTTATTATAGAAGGTGAACGACTTTATTGTATGAAATCTAATGATATAGCTTTAACTCATGAATACCAAGGAAACGAAGAAGAAAATAATCCAAGCTGGGCAGAAGGCTGTTGAGGAACTTATTAAGGTAGCAAAAGAAAAGATTGTTGACTCAGACGATGATGTAAGCGCTGATAGATTAAAGAATGCTGCCGCAACAAAGAAACTAGCTATATTCGATGCTTTTGAAATACTTAATCGCATACAAATAGAAGAAGATATACTAAATGAAAAACCTAAGGAAGTTAAAGAACAAAAAACTTTTAAAGGTTTTGCAGAAGGGAGAAGTAAGTGAGTTACGAACAAACTCTTTGGAAAGAAATTAAGGACGTTGTAAATCCTAAGATATTAGCTAAAAACAATAGATTTAAAAAATGGGATTATGGTTATAATTCTGATTATGATTTTATAGTAATAAGTAAAACAGGTAAAATTGGACAAATCATTGAAATACAGAATCTCAGGATTGCTTTACCAGCAACAGATGAACCGTTTAAACGAAGTAAAAACAAAGCGGAACAATATTGGGAAAAGCAAGAGTACCCGAAAGAGCTAAGTAGAATTAAAAGTAGGTTTGACTGGGAAGAATATCCAGCTGAGTTTAAAGAGAAATGGTATGAATATATTGATGAAGAATTTAAGCGTAGAGAAGAAGGTTTTTATTTTTATAATAACGGTATTCCTGTGTACATTACTGGCACTCACTACATGTACTTACAATGGTCAAAAATCGACGTTGGAGCACCGGATTATAGAGAGTCAAACAGACTCTTCTTTATATTTTGGGAAGCATGCAAAGCAGATGCAAGATGTTATGGTATGTGTTACCTCAAAAACAGACGATCTGGATTCTCTTTTATGTCAAGTGCAGAACTTGTCAACCAAGCTACAATATCCTCAGACTCTAGATTTGGAATATTATCCAAGTCTGGTGCAGATGCCAAAAAAATGTTTACGGATAAAGTTGTCCCAATATCCGTTAATTACCCTTTCTTTTTTAAACCAATCCAAGACGGTATGGACAGACCTAAAACTGAGTTGGCTTATAGGGTTCCCGCATCAAAACTAACTAGAAGAAAGCTAGAAACTAACGAACAGCTTAGAGAATTAGATGGGCTTGATACAACTATTGACTGGAAAAATACAGGCGACAACTCTTACGATGGCGAAAAGCTAAAGCTATTAGCTCATGATGAGAGTGGTAAATGGGAAAGACCTGATAATATATTAAATAACTGGAGAGTTACAAAAACTACATTGCGTTTAGGATCAAGAGTAGTAGGAAAATGTATGATGGGCTCAACTTCAAATGCTTTAGATAAAGGTGGAGAAAACTTTAGAAAACTTTATTACAATTCAGACGTTACAAAAAGAAATAGAAACGGACAAACATCTTCTGGGCTCTATAGCCTGTTCATTCCTATGGAATGGAACTATGAAGGATTCATCAATATTTATGGACTACCTGTGTTCGTTAGAGCAGAAGGTAAAGTCAAAGGAGCTGATGGTTATGAAATTACAACAGGAGTTATCGAACATTGGCAAAACGAAGTTGAAGGACTTAAATCAGACAGTGACAGTTTAAATGAATATTATCGCCAGTTTCCAAGAACTGAAGCACATGCTTTTAGAGATGAAACAAAAGATAGTTTATTTAATTTAACTAAAATCTATGAACAAATAGATTATAATGAAGAAATAAATAACATAAATAGTGTTACTAAAGGTAGTTTTCAATGGGTAGATGGTGTTAAAGATACTTCTGTAATATTTGTACCTAATAATAATGGTAGATTTTTAATATCCTGGGTACCACCTAAAAACCTACAAAACCGAGTGATACTAAGTAATGGGGTTAAAAGCCCTGGCAATGAACACATTGGAGCGTTTGGTCTTGATAGTTACGATATATCAGGAACTGTTGATGGTAAAGGTTCTAATGGCGCGTTGCATGGTTTAACTAAGTTTTCAATGGAGGATGTACCACCTAGTCATTTCTTTTTAGAATATATATCAAGACCTCAAACAGCTGAGATATTTTTTGAAGATGTATTAATGTCTATGGTGTTTTATGGCATGCCTATACTTGCTGAAAATAATAAGCCTAGGTTCTTATATTACTTAAAAAGAAGAGGTTATAGAGGTTTTTCAATGAATCGACCTGATAAAATTTGGAATAAACTTTCAACAACTGAAAAAGAAATAGGTGGAATACCTAATTCAAGCGAAGATATTAAGCAAGCACATGCTGCTGCAATAGAATCTTATATAGAGACCTATGTAGGATTAAAAGAAAATGAATATGGAGATATGTATTTCCAAAAAACCCTAGAAGACTGGGCTAAGTTCAATATAAACAATAGAACAAAGCATGATGCTTCAATAAGCTCTGGCTTGGCTATAATGGCTTGTAACAAAAATTTATATAAGCCTGTTGCTGATAGAAGCATAAAAAACGTTAATTTAGGTATTAAAAGATATAATAACGAAGGAAGTTTTTCACAAATAATAAAATAAATGGTTGTAACTGATAGTAATAGTATTTTCCCAGATCAAGTTGTTCCTGATGAAGTAAAATCAAGCTATGACTATGGCATGCAAGTTGGCAAAGCTATAGAGGGTGAGTGGTTTAGTGGAACTAGAACTGGTTTAGGCAATAGATACTCTACTAACTTTAATAATTTTAGAAACTTAAGACTTTACGCTAGAGGCGAACAAGCTGTTAAAAAATATAAAGATGAATTAGCTATTAATGGTGACTTATCTTATTTAAACTTAGACTGGAAACCAGTTCCTGTAATTCCTAAGTTTGTAGATATAGTCGTCAACGGCATGTCTGAAAAACTTTATGAAATAAAAGCTTATGCTCAAGATCCTGAGTCACTTAAATCTAGAACAGAATATGCTAATAGAATATTAAGAGATATAGAAACTCAAGAGTATTTAGATAATATACAACAAACATTAGGCTTGAACTTATATTCTACGGAGAATCCTGAAAATCTTCCTCAAAATAAAGAAGAGTTAGAGTTGCATATGCAGTTAGACTATAAGCAGTCTGTTGAAATAGCTGAAGAAGAATTAATAAACAACACTTTAGACAGAAACAGATACGAACTAACTAGAAGAAGAATAAATGAAGATTTAGTTGTTCTAGGTATAGGCTGCACTAAAACAAGTTTTAATAAAGCTGAAGGCATTACTGTTGATTATGTTGATCCAGCTAGATTAGTTTATTCATATACTGAAGATCCTAACTTTGAAGACATATGGTATGTCGGTGAAGTTAAAAGAATTAGTTTATCAGATCTTAAACAAGAGTTTCCTAATTTAACACCAGAAGAATTAGAGAAAATACAAAAGTATCCAGGAAATAGCAATTACATGTTTGACTGGAATGGTAGAGATGATAACAACAGCGTTTATGTTTTATATTTTGAATATAAATCATATAGTGAACAGGTGTTTAAAATAAAAGAAACAGCTACTGGTTTAGAAAAAGCTTTAGAAAAAACAGATGCTTTTAATCCACCAGCTAGTGATAAGTTTGATAGAGTTTCTAGATCAATTGAAGTATTATACTCTGGAGCTAAGATATTAGGACACGAAAACTTATTACAATGGGAGTTAGCTAAGAACATGACTAGACCTGAGTCTAATTTAGTTAAGGTTAATATGAATTACAACATATGTGCTCCTAAAATGTATAAAGGTAGAATTGAATCTTTAGTTAGTAGAATAACAGGTTTTGCTGATATGATACAATTAACACATTTAAAACTGCAGCAGGTAATGTCTAGAATAGTACCTGATGGTGTTTATCTAGACGCTGATGGTTTAGCAGAAATAGACTTAGGAAGTGGAACAAGTTATAATCCACAAGAAGCATTAAATATGTATTTTCAAACTGGTAGTATTATTGGTAGGTCTATGACTCAGGATGGTGGTCAAAATCCTGGCAAAGTGCCTATACAAGAATTATCTACATCTAGTGGTATGAGTAAAATACAAGGACTTATACAGACTTATCAATATTATTTACAAATGATAAGAGATGTGACCGGGCTTAATGAAGCTAGAGATGGAAGTACGCCTGCTAGTGATTCTTTAGTTGGGTTACAAAAATTAGCTATTGCTAATTCTAACACAGCTACAAGACATATAGTTCAAGCAAGTTTATATTTAACATTAAGAACATGTGAAAATATAGCGCTTAGAGTTGGTGATTGTTTAGAGTTTGATTTAACTAGAGATGCTTTAAAGTCTAGCATAAGCTCTTACAACGTAGGAACGCTTGAGGATATATATAATTTACATCTCTACGACTTTGGTATATTTTTAGACTTAGTACCAGACGAAGAAGAAAAAGCTCAATTAGAGCAAAATATTCAAGCAGCACTACAAAGTGGTCAAATATTCTTGGAAGATGCAATTGATATTAGACAAGTTAATAATTTAAAACTTGCTAATCAGTTATTAAAACAAAGAAGAAAACAAAAGCAAGCACAAGACCAACAAGCTCAACAAGCTAATATAGCTGCTCAAGGACAAGCTCAAGCGGAGACTGCAGAAAGAACAGCTATGGCAGAAGTTCAAAAGCAAGAGGCTTTAGCTCAAACTACCTTGTCAATTGAACAAGGTAAGTCTCAATTTGAAATACAGCGTATGGAAAGAGAAGCTGAAATTAAAAGACAATTAATGCAAATTGAATTTGATTTTAATATACAGTTAACTCAAGCTAAAGGTGAAGCTGAAAAAAATAAAGAAACTTTTATAGAAGATCGTAAAGATAAACGAGCTAAACTTATAGGTACTCAACAGAGTCAAATGATAGATCAAAAGAAAAATGATTTATTACCAACAAACTTTGAATCCGCAGGTAATGACAACCTTGGTGGGTTTGGATTAGAGCAATTTGCTCCACAATAATTTTTTATTAACTATTATATTATATTATGTCAAAACAAGTAGAAAAGGGCCCTCCTACCGACGAAGGTAAAGAAGGTTTAAAATTAAAGAAAAAAGTAGGTAGACCAAAGAAACTAAACAAATCTACTGAAACAGTAAAATTAGATTTAAGTAAAAAACAAGAAGATGCCGTTCAAGAGCCAGAAACAAAAAAAGTTGTGCTACAGTCTGATGAGACGAAAGAAGAACAAAAGCTGGGACTGCAAGAAGTGGGAGAAACACACGAAGAACAAAAACCTACCGAAGAAAGTGTAAGTCCAGTATCTGAAATAACTGAAGAAGAAGTTAAAGAAGAAACTAAAATTGTAGAACAAGAATTAAAAGAAGCTATAAGAGATGAGAAGGTAACAGGAAAACCTTTACCAGAAAACATCGAAAAACTAGTTTCATTTATGGAAGAAACAGGCGGTGATATTAATGATTATGTTAGGCTAAATGCAGACTACACCAACATTAATGAAGATGTTTTACTTAGAGAATATTACAAACAGACTAAACCACATTTAGACAAAGAAGAAGTTGACTTTATATTAGAAGACAATTATTCTTGGGATGAAGACGTGGATGAAGAGCGAGCAATTAAAAAGAAAAAGCTAGCTTACAAAGAAGAAATTGCCAAAGCACGTAACTTTCTAGAGCAAACAAAGAGTAAATATTACGACGAGATCAAGTTGAGACCGGGCGTCACTCAAGAGCAACAGAAAGCAATGGACTTTTTCAATAGATATAACAAAGAGCAAGATGTAGCAACACAGCAACATGCTGATTTTGAAAAGCAAACTAATCAAATGTTCTCTGATGAATTCAAAGGTTTTGAATTTAATGTTGGAGAAAGAAGATTTAGATATGGAGTTTCAAACCCTCAGGAAGTTGCTAAGAGCCAATCAAACTTATCTCATTTTGTTAAGAAGTTCTTAAACGAAGATGGAAGTGTAAAGGATCATGTTGGTTATCATAAAGCTATTTACGCAGCAGAAAACGCAGATACTATAGCAAAACATTTTTATGAGCAAGGTAAAGCCGACGCTGTTAAAGATGTTGTTGCAAAATCTAAAAACATAAATGTAGAGTCTAGGACGCCAGCGTCTGAAGGCGATGTATATGTTGGTGGATTTAAAGTAAAAGCTATTTCTGGTGTTGATAGTTCTAAGTTAAAAATACAACGTAAAATAAAAAAATAAAAACTAAATTAAAATGGGTTTTAATACAGGCGGGAGTTTTCCTGCATCATTAGCTCCTGCGCAGAAAAAATTAACTCTGCAGGACAATTATCTTAGTTTTAACGGGGACGCCGCAGGCGGAGATCCAGTTAATAACTTTGCACAACAATATCTACCTGAGCTTTACGAAGCAGAAGTAGAAAGATACGGAAACCGAACTTTAGGTGGTTTCTTGAGAATGGTAGGCGCTGAAATGCCTATGACATCTGATCAAGTAATTTGGTCTGAACAAAATAGATTACACGTAGGTTATTCAAATGCTTCAGCTTCTGTTGCTGGTGCTTTTGATATTAGAGTTGATCTTGATTTAGCTGCTGCTTATCCAGGTGGTAATTCATCTTCTGGTGCTGTTAGACAAGGACAAACTATTTTACTTGCTGATAGAGCTACAGGTTTAGTTACTGCTAAAGCTTTAGTACAATCAGTTGCTAACTCTGGCGCTACTGGTAAAACAGACGACAGACTAGAGTGTACTTTATATGAAACTACAGCTGGTAATTTTCCTGCTGCTTTAGCTGGAGCTAATTTAACAAATTTATTTGTTTATGGTTCTGAATATGGAAAAGGTTCTGTAGGTATGACTGGAAGTATTCAACCACAATTTACTCAGTTTTCAAATTCACCAATTATTCTTAAAGATAACTTTGAGATTAATGGATCTGATACTGCTCAAATTGGTTGGGTTGAAGTTGCTACTGAAGAAGGAACATCTGGATACTTATGGTATCTAAAGTCTGAATCTGAAACAAGATTAAGATTTGATGATTATCTTGAAATGTCAATGGTTGAAGGTGAGAAAATGACTCAAGCTAATATTTCTTTCAATTATGGACCTACAAGTGCTAGTTCAGACATTAAAGGTACAGAAGGTTTATTTGCTGCTATAGAAGCAAGAGGTAATGTATATTCTGGATTTGCTGGTGCTGCTGCTCCTGGAGCTGGCGCATTAGGAGATTTTGATGCTATCCTTAAGCAATTAGACAAGCAAGGTGCTATTGAAGAGAACATGCTTTTCTTATCAAGAGCTACTGCTTTGGATTTTGATGATATGATCGGTGCTATGGCCGGTGGAGGTTATGCTTCTACTCAGTCTGCTTCTTATGGTCTTTTTGACAACGAAGAAGATATGGCATTAAACTTTGGATTTTCTGGATTCAGAAGAGGTTCTTATGACTTCTACAAAACTGATTGGAAATATTTAAATGACGCCTCTACTAGAGGATTATCAAATGCTATTGATGGTGTTATGATACCTGCTGGAACTACAACTGTGTATGACCAAATGATGGGTGTTAACATCAGACGTCCTTTCTTACACGTAAGATATAGAGCTTCTGAAACTGAAGATAGAAGATATAAAACATGGATCACTGGTTCTGTTGGTGGTGCTTACACTTCTGATCTTGATGCTATGAGAGTTAATTTCTTATCTGAAAGATGTTTAGTAACTCAAGCTGCTAATAACTTCGTGTTATTCAAAGGAGCTTAATTAATTATTAACATTTAAAAAATAAGAAAATGGGATATGTAAAAGTAAAAAAAGCTGCAGGTGCATTTGATGTTGTATGTGCAGAAAATGTTGCTACAGTTAAAGCTTCTGGAACAGGAACTTCACTAAAAATTTTAGTGACTTAT